CGGCCCGTGAACATCATGCGAATGCCCAGCCGCCATGCCAGCAGCAGGGCGTTGATCCCGAACAGGATGCGAAGACCGGGATCGACCGGCGGCAAGGGCGTGTCCGCGATCCAGTGAATCGATACCCCCATCGCGTCGGCGGTCATCCCCAGATAGGCCGCCGCCAGCACCAGCATCGCGATCGGCCCCCGCCGGTCGCGCAGCCGCCACCAATGATCCCCTATCGCCAGCGCCCGCCCCCAGCCGGTGCGATCCCAGCCGATCAACGCGATACCGGTCATCCACCGTGCCTTTTGCCGGACGGCCGTCACCAGGGTCGCCGGGAAATAGGCGCGCACCGCCACCACGCCGCCGGGCGTCCCGTCGGCGACGCGGGCGAACAGCCCCTCACCGCCCAGTTCGGCGATGCGCAGGCCCAGCTCGTAATCCTCGGTCAGGCTGGTCGCATCGAACGGATCGCCCCCGCGCGACGCGGCGATCCGGCCCAGAATGGCTGGCGACAGCGCGCAGCCGGTGCCTGCCAGCGGCATACCTGCGCCGATCCAGGTGCGCACGACCAGCTGTTTGATGTGGCTTTCCGCAAACTATGCGATACCACAATGATTTAGAGCAATCCGGCAATGGATTGACAGCTGTCAACAGCATGGCCATTTTCACACGGGGGAAAAATGGACATTCGCGCACTTCGGAAAGAATTGATTGTCGCGCGGGTTGATCACGCGAAGTCCGTCGCTTTGGCATCAAAAATTGCAAAAGGCGTACTAATTTTGGGTGGTGCCTTGGTGGCGGGAGTCGCCCAATTTTGGACATGGCCAAAGGGCGGATCACCAGATGCGGCTCAGTTATCGGGTATCATTGCAACCGGAGTAGTAGCGCTTGGCGGATTTTTCGTCGCCTTCACTGAAAAGGACGCGGCAAAGGCTATAGCTATCGCTGACAAGACATTGGATGCGGCGCAAGAACTGGAAGCCGCATTCGACGATATCGATACGTTTGTGGACGAAAGTGGTCGGTTGGCCGAGACCTATCAAGTTTGCCTCGCCATGAGGGGGGCAATCGAGCAAAGCGCGTTAGGTGTGTCAGGTGGAATAGACGGGCTTGTATCGAGCCTGTTCGATTTTGCCTCCCGTTCGCTCGCCATCGCTATTGGTTTCCAGCAATCAGATCGTTGGACGTTGGGAGTCTATAAAGCGGTTGCGTCCGCGACAGAGCCTCAAAAAATGGTTTTGAAAACGATCGCGCAGAAGCGCGCTATTGAATGTAGGTTGGATGAAGCCCGGGAGTGGCCTGAGGGCGTTGGTATTGCTGGAATATGCTATACAAATGGCCGGGAGATCGTCCTCCCTAATTTGAGGGCAGAGGGAATGCAGGCGGTGTTCGGCCCTCGCAATCTTACGCGTGAATATGACGCTGAGCGTTACGTTTCGATGGTGGCGGTTCCGATCAAAGTGGTCGGTTTTGATCGTCCCTGGGGCGTGGTCGTGGCGACCAGCAATAAGGTAAATCATTTTTCGACGGATAATCAGCCCGGGTTCAAAAATGATGAGCCCGTGCGGGCTTTGTCGGCGTTCATTGCATTAGCTGTTGCAATGATGGATGCTAGGGATAGAGCGCGATCGTCATCGCCTCAGCTGGTCACTGGCGGTTAATCGGAGTTCGATAGGAGCAAGCCATGGTAATCGATGTAACTCAATCTCCCGAGGCTGACCTCGATCGTGAGATCGAGAAGCTTATCGGTGACTTGGTGCGCGGCAATCTGGCCCCCTCGGACCGGGTGAAGCTCGGGGAGCTTCAAAGCAAGCGATCCTATCTGTTGAAGCCTCCGACTCCGACACCGGCGCGGCGTGGACATGACATATTCACTAGGCGATTTAGCTAATTGCCTATTTCGCTTTTGGATTGAAGCGGCCTCCGGGCCGCTTTTTTATGCCGAAGTGACGTGCTCATCGCGGTGTCAGGCGCGGTAAAAAAGGGCGGCCCTAGCGAGCCGCCCCGATGATGTCGTTTCCTGGATCAGGTAGATTGTGAACCAGTTGGGCTTCCGTCGCACCCGGTTGCCTCTTTGTTAAAAATGCTGCCTGTCCCCGCGATCCATCATCATTTGGTGTGAGATGTCAGCTGTCAGGTGTCAGCCGTGTCATTCCGGTCCAAGCACTAGAGGTGTATTGAAGCACGAAAAGTTCGAAATCGGTCCATACGGACTTCACAATAGGGCGAATAGCGTCGTGTTCGTCGCAGGCTGAAGTGCGGTTAGAGGTGCCGACATACATACCATCGGGCAATTTCCACCAAGCGCCCTTATCGCTTAGAATCATGCGCTCGTAGCCAGCGTTAGAAAGGACAGTATGAACGTCTTCATAAATTTTCGATCCGGGGGGACCGTTTAGTTCAAGCCGTATAGCAAAATTTGGCATTCCATTTCCTTCAGCTGCGAAAGGCAGCGGATGGGAAATAAGTGAAGGCCCCTTGTGGGCAAGGGTTTCATTAACAAAATATTAATGAGTTACCTGGTCGCAACACGCCAAAACATAACCAAATCAAGCCGTTTTCCGAACCTGTCCAAGGCTGGCGAGTTTCACCATTTCATCCACTTTGCGCCGCACGTCGACGACGACACCACGCCTGGCGTCGGACGGGGTGACGATAATTTCAGATATGAGGGCGCGGATTCGGGGTGTGGCCTCCAACTTCGTTGCTTCGTCGGCCAGCAGCGTTTCGAGTTCTTCCACCTCCCGGCGATAGCGATCGGCAAGGCCGGGGTGCAGCTGAAGGACGGGGATCGCGTCGAGCGACGCCAGTTCCTGCGCCAGCCGGTCGCGGGTTTCGCGCGCGGTGGCCATCGCCCCGCGCAGTTCGGCGAATGCCCCGCCGCCATCCGCGATGGCCGCCACGAGATTGGCCAGCTTCCGCTCGGCCTCCGCCAGCTGGCGGGTCAGCGTGCCGCGCGCCTTGCCGCTTTCGGCCGTCAGGCGGGCGTGTTCGCGGTGATATTCCTGGACATAGGCTTTGACGGCTTCGGGGGCGAGCATCTGGGCTTTCAGGCCCTCCAGCACCAAGGCCTCATAATCCTTGGTCTGGACCAGGCGGCGATTGGTGCAGGCCATGCCGCGCGCGGCATGGCTGCATCCCCAGTAATTCGTCCGGGTCAGAATCCAGGCGCCATCATGGCAGATGCCGCATTTGCCCAGGCCCGAAAGGATGTGCTTCGGGCGGCGTTGCCGCTCCGGCTGGGGGGATTTCCGCTTTGCCAATTGGTCCTGCACGGCGTCCCATAGCTCGGCCGGGATGATGCGCAAATGGGGTGCGTCCACCCGCAAGAGTGCTTCGCGGCCGGGCTTCATCCGCTTGGTGCGAGTCTTCGGGTCCAGCACGACGCGCGTTCGGCCATACACCACGACGCCCGCATAGATCGGATTGACCAGGATGCCGAAACCATTGCTGCCTGCGATAGCGGCCGGATGCCAAAGTGCGCCGCGCGGGGGTGTCACATTTTCGGCGTTCAGTCGGGCGCTGATCGACATGGGGCTGTCACCGCGCGCGTACTCCCGATAGACGCGCTCGACGATCGCGGCTTTCTCGGGATCTATTTCCCGCAGGCCCCTGATCGGCTCGCCTTTTTCGTCCAGCTTGATGACCTTGCGATAGCCATAGGCGACCCCGCCCGAGGCCTTTCCCGCTGCGATGCTGCTGCGCTGGCCGCGTTTTACGCGCGCCGCCAAATCCTTGCGGAAACGGGCGTCAAAAAGTCCTTTGATCGTGCCATTGATATCATCGACCGTACCGTCCAGCAGCGTGAACAAGCGGACGCCCGCTTCCTCCAGCAATTCCCGGATGGCAAAGGAATCGCCCTGATGGCGGGCGATGCGGTCGGTGCTTTCCGCCAGCACCTGATCGATCCCGCCGCGCGCGATCCGCGCCAGCATCGCCGCCATGCCGGGCCGCTGGTCGGTGTCAATTCCGGCCGCGCCGCTGGTCGCCCGATCGGCAAAGACTTCGACGATGGTCCAGCCTTCGCGGGCAGCGCGCTGATAGCAAAGCGCCACCTGATCCTCGATCGAGCGATCGTTCTGAAGCGCGCTAGAGTATCGGGCGTAGATCAGCGTTTGCATGGGGCCGGTTCTTTTTTGCGGCGGCCATGTCACGCGCCACTGCGGCGCGGGCCAAGGCCTTGGCCAATTCGATGATATCGGGATCGATGGTTGCCGATTCGCGCATCATATTACGCGGCCGCACGGTCGCGGTCAGCCATGTGGCGGACATGGGCGGCCGCAATCCAGATATGAGGCATCGATCCGGGGATGACCGGCTCGAAATGCCATGCCAGCGCCACGGCGCAGGCGGCCATGTCATGATCGGTGCCGGTCGCGGCCGCCTTTGCCACTGCGCGAAGGTCGATCAGGATTTCCGACCAGCTGGCGCCATAGATGCGGGGCCAGTCGATCGGCTCGATGACTTCAGCCAGGCGCTCTACGTCCCGCCAGATGGCGACGATGGCGGCCATGACGCGCTCCCGCTGGCGTGCAGTGTCGGGCGTCATGCGGCCCTTGGCGATCGATGCCGGATCGCGGGCACGGCGGCTGGCCAGAAGTTGTTCGGCCGCCTGAGCCAGCTGCGACCACTGATCCCGGAGGCGCGGGGCGTAAATGACGCGCTTGGTTTCACGGTCGCGAAGGACCGTCTGCCAGTGGCGGCGATCGGCAGTGTCCGGCTGGGCGTCGGACAAGAGGCTAAAGCCGATCATGGCCGCCCATCCAGAGGCCGAAGATGACGCCGCAAATGATGTAGATCCCGAGCGCTGCCAAGACCCCGAGCAAGGCCGCGCTGGGCTGATCGTTGTCGTTGGGGTCTTCGGGTTGGTGCCGGGGTTCGTCGCGATCGGCCGGGGTGCCGGAGTGGTGATCGCGGATCAGCGCGGGTAGCGCGTGGGGTGCGGCGCGCCAGCGTTGGACGCGACCGGACAGGTCAACAGGGTGGTGGTGCACGATGGCCTCCATCGCCGCTCCATGCGGCGTGGAAGGCCTTATGTGCGAAACTTTCGCACAAGGTCAAACGAAAAAGTCGTACAACGTCGTGGCTAGATGCGCCTGACTACCGCCACCACTCTGCCGATGATGAATGCTTCCCCGTCCACGGCAATGATCGGGGATACGGCGGGGTTATCGCTGTTGATCTGAAGTGACCCGTCGGGAAGCGCCCTGAGGCGCTTGATCATCCCGAAACCAGCGTAGGAAACCGCCCAAATCCGATCCTGCTGGCGCATCGTGCGCTGCGATCGATCGATGATGACGATATCTTGATCGAGCAAAGTGGGCATCATCGAATCGCCGTCACCCCTTGCAACGAACAACTCGGAGGCTGGCGCTTGCGTTAGGCTGCTCAGCCACGCCCGGCTGAACGGAACCATCTGAACCACTGGGAAATCCCCGACATCAGCACCGCCGCCCATCGAATAACCAACATCGATTTCCGGCAGCATGACGGCATCCAGGCGGTAAGCCATGTCTTCCGGCGTTTGTTCGACCGCACCTGAGGAGTTGATACCGGCAAGTGCGAGCGTGGCTTCGCGCGGGACGCCTCGTTCTTCGAAAATCTCAGCCAGCTTTGCCGTGAGCGGCAGCGGGAGGACCGCCTTTTTGAATTTCTTCGGGTCTTCGTAGGCCGCATAGGTGCTCGACGGCATTTCAAGCGCCTCCGCAAGGGCGCGAACGGTCAAATTTGCCTGTTCCCTCAACGACTTGAGGCGGCCCGTTACGGGAGGATGTGGGTCCATACCGTTGTGTGGCGAAAAACTCGCACAGTGTCTGTGCGAATTAATCGTTGATTGATGTGCGATTCTGTCGCACACGATCTCTCCATGACGACGCTCTTCGACAAATTCGACGGGGTTCGGCCGATGGCTGAACATCTTTCAGAGCCGCCCTCTACGGTGCAGAGCTGGAAGACGAACGGCCGCATTCCGGCCCACAAGCAACCCGGCGTCCTGCGAAAGGCACGGGAATTGGGTCTTTCCGTCACGGCAGATGACGTTGTTTTCCCGCTGGGGTGTGGCCTCGATCATGACGCCACCGATACGGTCGCTGTCCCGCCGTCGTCATCCAATAGTTCACGGCAGATTATCGGGCAGGTGCCCGCATGATTGCGTCAGGTAATGACCATGCATCCACTTTTGGATGCATGGTTGACGATGCCGGTACGCTGGTGGCCATCATTGATGGTCAGGTTGTAGCCGACAGTCGGGACGTGGCTGAGGCGTTTGGCCGTGATCATCGCAATGTTTTGGCTGCTATCCGCGATGTATTGCAGCGGCGGCCTGACCTTGCGCTAACTTTTCAGCGCAAGGTCGCCAAGGTCGATATCGGCTCCGGGGCGCAGCGCGACAGCCACTATTACACGATGAACCGCAAGGGCTTCGTGGTGCTGGTGGGCGGGTTCAAGGGCGATCGTGCGCTGGATTTCCGCATCGCGTTTTACGATGCGTTCGAGCGCATGGAGCAACTGCTCCAGCGGATGGCCGAGGATGCGCGGGAATTGCCGGTCGCGGCCCGTCACGCGATCTTCGACGATCCCGACCGGCTGCGCGGCGCGGTCGCATTCGTTCGGGCGGCGCATATTGCTCAGCGCTGTTCGACGGCGCGGCGGGCATGGGCCGTCGCGGGATTGCCCGATGTTTTCGCCTCCGACGCGCTTCAGCGTTTCGCGGGGGCGGCCTGCTCTGTCGCGCCGATCATCGTCCAGTGGGCCGACGACCGGCTGGAGCGCGCCCCGGATGCGCAGGCCAGCACCGCCGCGCTGTATCAGGATTTTGCGGGCTGGGCGGCCGATTGCGGCCACCCGGCTATCCCGTCGCTGACGGCGTTCGGCCGCCAGTTGTCCGCCTTGGGGATCGAAAGTTTCCGGTCGGACGGGATCAAGCGGCGCGGCGTTCGGTTGATTTCGGAGGCCATGGCATGAGCGTGGCCCGCCTCGCGCTGAAACGCGCCACCGATGAAATGTTGTCGTCGCTGGGCGGCCAGACCAAGGCCGCGCCCTTCACCCGCGTCGGCCAGTCGACGCTGAGCACCTATGCTTCCGTCCATAACGCCGAGGCCTTCGCGCCGATCGACGTGATTGCCGATCTGGAGCCGCTGACCCGCGAATTTCCGGGTTATCCGGCCGTCACCCGCGCGCTGTGCGCGATCAACGGGGGCGTGTTCGTGCCGTTGCCCGAGGTGCCGACCAGTGACGGCGATCTGCTGACCATGCTGGGTCGCCTGTCGAAAGAGGCGGGCGACGTGACGCAGGAAATGTGTGCGGCGCTGTCGGACGGTCGGATCGATCGCGTCGAACAGGCCAAGATACGGCGGGAAGTCCGCCACCTTCTGGAAATCGCGGTCGCGCTGGACGCGATCGTCGCCAACATCCCTACCGAGGAAGTCCGCTCATGAAGCTGAACCTGCCTGCCCGCGTCCCCAATGAGGGGGCGCGTCGCCTCGCCTTTCACCTGACCGTCGCCAAGCCCGGCTCCATCGCGCGGTTCGCGCGCAAGGCGGGGCTGTCCGAAATGATGGTGGAGCGGCTGATCCGTGGGGAGGTGATGCCCGATGACGACATGGCCAAGGCGATCTACCTGGCGAGTGATACCGCCGTCTTTTCGTCCCACTGGTCGCACCGCCCGCACGGCGGCTGGTTCGACCGGCCGATTGCCCAAGTCGCGGCTTAGTCCGGGAGGGGCGGGGATCATCATGGGGGGGCTTGCTGCCCAGACTGGTGGGGCCACGCTGGCCGCTTCGGAGGCCGCGCTGCGGGCATGGGTTTTCACGGCCCAGCCCGGCGCGCGGCTGACGTTTGCGACCGGGCAGGAACCGCCGCGTGACCAGCCGATCTGGTCGGCCGTGCGGGCCATGGTCGATATGGGACTGATCAGCATGTTCAGCCCGCGCCGTGCCGATGGGCGCGGTTTCGACTTCGTGGCCCATCGCCTGTCCAGCCCGGTCGCCATCCATGACGACGCCAGCCGGGAGGCGCGCGTGTTCGCCGAAATCGAACGGTGTGTGGCGATCGGCGAGCCGATGCCCACGGACAGGCAATTGGCCCGTCGTTGCGGCTTCGGCCACGCGGACGAGGCCAGCTATGCCCTGCGCAAGCTGAAGGCGCGCACCGCCGGGGATCGCCGCATTTGCGTCATCAATCACGGGCCGCTGGAGCATCGCCAAGCGATCATCCTGGCGACCGGCCTGACGACGATCAGGAAGGAATTTTGACCGTGGACACTTGGCCCGGTTGGGACGGCTGGACGCCGGGTGGCATTCGTATTCGCGGGCCGCTGAAGAATGGCGGCTGTGGCGATTTCGCCGTGGCGGGATGGACCAAAGGTTCGCTAGGCATCGATCTGCGCCCGCGCATTTCCTATTGGGGCGAGCCGTTGCCGGATTCAGTCTGCGGGTTCGCCTGGGTGGTCACGCACCTTCCCACCGGCTGGGCGATGTGCGGGATCGATGCTCCCACCTCCATGGCGCAAATGCTGGTCGATGGGCTGGCCAAGCTGACCGATTGGAGCGTCATCACGGTCGAAAGCGCGGCGTTCATGGACGCGCGTATCCGGTCGTATTTCAGCGCGCATCCGGGCGTGTTCTTCGACCCGTCCGATACGGTCGGGCCGTGGGGTTGCGACCTGTGAGCGGCCCCCTCGCCAAGGCGCTGCGGCGCGATTTCGCGCTCTATCGCAGCCATATGGACGTGGCGCGCGATCCCGATGTCTATGCGGCCGATCGGCGGAAGGCGTGGGACCGCGCGGCGAATGCGCGGCGACGGCTGGAGCGCCAGATTGCGCGCATCGAGGCGGCGGGGCTGTGACATGGCTGTACGTCCCGTCACTTCCGTCATCGGCCTGTGCGCAGGCGTCGGTGGCCTCGAACTTGGCATCATGCTCGGGGAGTATCTTCGCGGACGCGATGTGCGCGGGGTCTGTTACGTGGAGAGGGAAGCCGCTGCCGCCGCGTCTCTGGTCGCGTCGATGGAAGCGGGGTGGCTTCATCCGGCACCTGTCTGGAGCGATCTTGCCACCTTCGACGGCCGCGCTTGGCGTGACCGCGTTCATTGCATCGCTTCCGGCGATCCGTGCCAGGGCAATTCCGTCGCGGGAAAGCGGCTCGGTGTCGACGATGAGCGATTCCTTGCCGGGCACGTCCTGTCCATCGTGGACGCCGTGCGGCCTGATCGTGTCTTCCGCGAAAACGTCACGGGGAATGCAGGCCAGCAGCTCGACGCACTCTGCGGCCCATTGGAGCGCATGGGTTACCGCGTTGCGGCGGGAATATTCAGCTCGGGGCGAACGGGCAATTCCCACGGGCGCGAACGCCTCATCATCATGGCCGACCGCACGGACGGTGCGGGGTGGCTATACGCGGGACAAGGGCCGAACCGGCAACGGGGCCGGACCAGATTTGGCGATGATAGCCAAGACCTGGCCGGATATGTGGCGGACACCGATGGCTTCGGATACGGGGGAAAAGGCATCCCCTGCCACCCATCAGCTGATGCTCTGCAATCAAGCCCGCAACTGGCCGACGCCAGCGGCGCGGGATCACAAGGGCATCAACTCGACGGATCATGTCGAGGTGAACGGCACCGGCCGGATGCACCTGGATCAGTTGCCCAACTTCGTGGCGCATTGCCTACCGCCGTCCTTCCCGGACCGGCTGACAGCGGATGGGGGGGCATCCTTGATCGCTGGCCACAACTCGCACCCGCCGTTGACCAGTCGGAAGCTGAATCCCTTCTTCGTGGAGGCTTTGATGCGGTGGCCCAGCGGGTTGAGCGGCTTCGCGCGTGCGGAAACGGCGTGGACCCGGTGGTGGGCGCTTATGCCTGGCTACGTCTTGGGGCTTTGCTCGCCGAGCATCGTTCCGGCGGGGCCGGTTCAGGGGCAGCTCTTGTGAGGGAGCGTGTTGCATGATGCTGCCTCATGGCTACCTCTGCCCCGTCACCGGCTGCGGCCAGACGCGGCGCAAGTGGCAGGCGGTGTGTGATCGCTGCTGGTTGCTGCTGCCGGGCGATCAGCGGGCGGCGATCCTGTCGACGCGGTCCAGCGGCGCGAAGCATCTGGAGGCGCGGGCGTCGATCGCGGCGGCCAGCTGGCTGAATGCCCATTCACCCTGGGCCGAGGCCGCGCGGCGGGTGGGCGATGATCCGCCCTGATCGGGCGGGCCGCTCCGTCATCCTTTCCGACGTTCCGGCATGGTCCGGTTCGTCTCATAATCTGATCGTTCCGGGGGATAGCCTGTGACTTCGCAGAAACCACTTGGCCTGATGGGTCAAGCGGCGCTCGCTTATGTGCGTCGTGGATGGGCCGTATTCCCATGCCGCGAACGCGACGAAACCGTACGGCTTGCCGGGGGTGGCGAGCGGACGTTCAAGGCCAAGGCTCCCTATACGGGCAAGGGCCTGAAGGATGCGACGCGCGATGAACAGCGCGTGGTGGCATGGTGGCGACAGCATCCCGACGCGCTGATCGGTGTGCCGCTGGGCGATAACGGGCTGTTCGTGCTGGACTTCGATCCGCGCGTCGATGCCGAGACGGGCGAAGTCTTCACGCTGGAGCGGCTGAAAGACGATCTGGAAGCCCAGATGGGGTGCCCGCTGCCCAGGTCGGTCACGTCGATGACGCAAAGCGACGGCGTGCATGTCTGGTTCCGGCAACCCGACGGTGATCCGATCCGCAACCGTGGCAACCTGCCCGATCATGTCGATGTGCGCGGGCTGGGCGGCTATGTGTGTGTGGCGCCGTCGGTGATGGCCGAAACGGGTGCGCGCTATCGCTGGCTGGATCGCGGGGACTGGCGGGACGATAGCGCCTTTGCAGAGGCCCCGGCCGCGCTGGTCGACATATTGCGTACGCGGGGCGGCAAGCCCGCTAAGCTGAAGCCCGGTCCGGCTGCGCGCTCAGGTACTCAGTCGGCCGCGCCGCGATCCAGCGTTGACCAGGCGCTTTGCGAGAATGCGTCGGTTCGGAAATATGTGCTGGCCGCCCTCGATGGCGAATTGAGCGAGGTCCGGCGCGCAGGCACCGGAAAGCGGCAGGACCGATTGTTCGAAGCGGCGCTGAAGCTGTCGTCGCTGGTCGCGGCCGGGGCGCTCGATGCGACGATGGCGCGGGCTTCGCTGGAATCGGCCGCGCGGGACAATCCCGGCCGGGATGATGAGGCGCAGCTGCAAGCCACGATCAACTCCGGCTGGTCAGCAGGAAGCGATAGCCCTCGCGATCTCAGCGAGATCGCGGCCGCTTCACGAGAGAGAGCGAACCGCCGGTCCAACGCTCCACCCTCCCGCCGCGCCGCGTCCGGCCCCGCCCCCGCCGTTGCCGGGCGGGCAGCCGAACAACCCGATCCTTCCGGATCGGAAGGGATGAAAATCGACGGCCCTGAGCTGGGCCGGGACGGGCGGGAGCGGGTGCTGCGCTTGGCGGAGGCGTGGCTAGGCCGCGCCGTCGAGCGATGCGCCCCCGTCGAGCAGGATATACGGCGGGTCGCGTTCGGGATCGGGCGTCGGGTCGCGGCCGGGCTGCTATGCGAGGCGATGGCGCTGGAGGCTCTGGCAACGGTCTATGAGGGCCGGGCGGACGCGGTGGCGCTGGGCAGCGGCGTCGAACGCGCGGTCGCAGACGGTTGGGGCAAAGGCTTTGCCGTCGACTCGTTGACGCTCGGGCTGACCTGCGCGGGCTTCCCCATGACTGATTTCGGCATTGCCGAGCGTTTCCGGGAACGGTGGGGCGCGGATTTCCGCTACACCACCACCAAAGGATGGCTGGGCTGGGACGGGCGTCGCTGGCGCGTGTTGGACCAGGACGAAAAGACACCCCCGGCCGAGGTCATCGCAGCCGTGTTCGACACGATCCGTGCGATTCAGGATGAGGCGCGGGCGGTACGGGATACCGGCGTTGCCGTCGATCCGGACCGGGATGACGATTTCGCGGTTGAGCGCGACCCGGCCGCAATGGACGATTGGGTATTGGTCGGCCGTAACATGCGCCTGCGTTCTTCGCTGATTGCCGAATGGGGGCGCAAGGCCGAGACGGTCGACAAGCCCGCGTCCGTCGCCAAGCTGGCGCGGCGATGGCTGACGGTGCCGATCGAGGCGTTCGACCATGATGCCTTCGCCATGAACGTCCAGAACGGGACGCTGCGGTTCCGGCGGGAGGATGGGCCGGATGGCAAGGTGCGCGCCACGGTCGAATTGACCGATCATCGGCGTGAGGACCTGCTGACCAAGCTGTCCCCGGTCGCCTATGATCCGGACGCCAAGTGCCCGCTGTACGATGCCAGTTTCGAATGGGCGCAACCGGATGCCGAAATGCGGCGATATCTGCACCAGCTGGGCGGCTATTCGCTGACCGGTGATGCCAGCGAACAGAAGCTGTGGTTCTGGTGGGGGCGCGGCCGCAACGGCAAGGGCGTGACGCTGGAAAGCTGGACGCATGTCGCTGGTGACTATGCCGACACGATCCCTATCGGGTCGTTCCTCGACCAGGGCCTGAAGAAACGCGGCGATGCGGCCTCCCCCGATCTGGCCAAGCTGGGCGGGGTGCGGATGCTGCGCGCGTCAGAGCCGGGGAAAAACGAGACGCTGGATTCCGGCCTCATCAAGCTGGTGACGGGCGGGGAGCCGCTGGCGGTGCGAATGCTGCACCGTGGGTTCTTCAACCTAATCCCGAAATTCAAGCTGATCATCATCGGCAACAGCAAGTTCAACGTGCCCGATACCGATGACGGTATCTGGTCGCGCCTGAAGCTGATCCCGTGGCTTCGCAATATCGAGATACCGGAGCCGGGCGTGGTATGGCCGAAAAAGGACCCGCATCTGGTCCACAAGATCACGTCCAAGGAAGGCTCGGGCGTCCTCAACCGATTGGTGCAGGGCCTGCTGGATTACATGGCGCATGGTCTTGTCGAACCTGCGAGCGTCACCCAGGCGACCGAGGCGTATCGTGACCAGTCCGACCCGATCGCGCGCTTCCTGCGCCTGTGTACGGAGGTGGACGCGGCCAGCCGGGTCCAGTCGTCGAAGCTGCATGAGGTGTTCGTGGCGTGGGCCAAGGCGGCGGGCGAACGGGAATGGTCGAACAAGGGCTTTTCCAACGCCATGTCCGATAAGGGCTATCAAAAGAAGGCGAGTGATGGGATGCAGTGGCTAGGGCTGAAGCTGGTCAAACAGGTGGAGGACTTTGTCGACGATCACGGCAAGGTGCTGAAGCTGGAGGACCGCGACGACGATGCCCCGCCTTCGACAGGCCAGCCTCCACCCGCCGCTGCGTCCGCGCCGCCTCCGGATGATGAAGGCGATGCGCTTTAGTCGACACTGATCCTTCCGGTCGGAAGGGTGCCGGAACCTTCACCGGAAGGAAAAAACGGCGGATTTCTGCGCCTTTGGAAGGGTTGGAAGGATTTCTGAACATTTCGTCGTAGGGTGCGCATGTATGTGCGCATGCGCATGCACGATGAAATATCATTTATATCCTTCCTATCCTTCCAACCCTTCCGGTTAGATAAAAAAAGATGGGAAAACCAATGGCATATGAGTGCAGCAATGCCGGAAGGGTTGAAGCGGAGGGTTCCGGGGCCGGAAGGTTCATGACTTTCGAGGCGGTGGAGGCCCGTCTGGTCGAGGCGGTGCGGCTCTGCTGGCGGATGCCGGGGAACCACTGGCCGTTCGCCAAGGATGGGCCGTGGAGCCTGATCCAGAAGGACTGGTGGGATTGGGACGCGCGCGATGAGCGGCCGATCCCGCGCAGCCCGCTTAGCCGGGTGGAGGTGATGGAACGGGATGAGGCGGTGGCATGGCTGCGCCTGATCCCCGCCGATGAGGATCGCCGCTTGGTGCTGCTGGCGGTGACGCAGCTGGCCAAGGCGTCCAGCGATCGGGCGCGGGTGTCGTGGGTGAAGCTGCTGAAGCCGCTGGGCAAGGCGCACGGGGCCGATGGGCTGCGGATGCGGTATGGTCGGGTGCTGAACGCCCTGACGGTGCGTATCAACGCTGTGAGGGGCTGAAATGGTGCCGTGTGGTTGATTGGTGGCTTTGTAAGCGGAATTAATCTAAAGTCTAGTTTCGATATCCTTTGTAATATGGGTCGTCAGTCAGAATTAGATCGCCATCTTCGTCAATGTAAACCGTATCGGGATTGCATCGAATACCCTCGTCGTTAACCACAAAAACTTTAGATTCGCCCCGCCCTTGAGCGCGGTGAGCTTCCAATACTACAATCCATTCATTGAGGGTCATTGTCAAAATCCACTTCCACCGTGTTGGTTTAGAGTAAGGTGCCAGCTGTAAAAAATAAAGGGGTGGGGCTTTCGTGGCCCTGATGGGGCTGAAATGGCGGTTTTCCGCGTCCGGACATGTCAATCCACTTTAGGCCCGGACATGAAAATATCGCTGTTCGTTTCCGGACCTCTATTGGCGTAAATATCAGTACGTTGGGGACGGGCCTTTAGCGGCGCGGCTTCCACTCCTCCCTCAGCCTTTCAGGGCGGCGCGGCTTCGGGCTCGCCGCCCTTTCCTTTGGTGGTGCATGGTCAAACTGACTGGACTGAAGCCGCGCCTGAACGGGTTGCGGTCGCGGATCGGCCGGGATGCGCCCAGCACGCGGGTTGAGCGGGACAGGGAGCGGGACGCTCAGCCGTGGCGGCGCTGGTACAAGACGGCGCGGTGGCAACGCCTGCGCATGGTCATCCTCACACGCGATCTGTTCACCTGCCAATGGCCGGGGTGCGGTCGCGTCGAGCCTGACACGGCCAAGCTGGTCGCGGATCATCGCGAACCGCATCGAGGCGATGAGGCCATGTTCTGGGATCAGGACAACCTGTGGTGCCTCTGCAAGCACTGCCACGACAGCGCGAAGCAACGGCAAGAGCATCGCGCCCGCTGACAGGTGGGGGGTGGGTCCAATCTCTGGGATGCCCCTGCCCCTAGACCGCAACCGCTCTCATTCGGAGAATTTTTTTCCAGTGGCTGATAATTCTGGGCTCGATCTGTTTGGCGACCCGATCCAGCCGGACAGGGAAGCCCGTGGGCGGCCGGAGCATCGGTGGACCCTCCAGAACAGCAACAAGGTGTTGTTGGCGTTCGCACGCGGCCTGAGCGTCAAAGAGGCCGCGATTGTGATCGGGGTGTCGGCCCCGACTCTGCGCAAGGTTTATTTTTCCGAGGTGCGTCGTCAGAAGGACGCGCGCCTTCGCATGGAAATGACGCAGCTGTCACGGCTGAATGACGCCGCCCAGGCGGGCAACGTCGCGGCCGAAAAGGAACTGCTGAAGCAAATCGAAAAAGCCGCCTTGAAGGACGTGGCGAACAGTGTCCGGGATCGGGGGCGTGGGCCGAAAGCCCCCGCCCTTGGCAAAAAGGAACTGGCGCAGGAAGCCGCCAAGGAAGCCGCACAGAAGTTCAAGCCCCGTCAGGGGCCGAGACTGTTGAACTGACGCCATGCGACCGCTGGAATGGTCAACCGGGTGCCCCGATTGGGAAACCCGGATTGTGGAGGGGCGCAGCCTTGTCCCGCCACCGCTGTTCCCCGATCAGGCGGAAGAGGCGTTGGCGATCTTCAAGAGCCTGCGCATCGTCGACGTGCCGGGACAGCCGACGTTCGGCGAAGCCTGTGACGATTTCGTGTTTGAGTTCGTGGGGGCCATTTTCGGGGCCTATGACCCGATTAGGTGCCGCCAGCTGATCAACGAGTTTTTCCTGCTGATCAGCAAGAAAAACGCCAAGTCCACGATTGCCGCCGGGATCATGATCACGGCGCTAGTGCTGAACTGGCGCGATGCCAACGAACTGTTGGTGCTCGCTCCCACCAAGGAGATTGCGAACAACGTCTTTACCCCGGCCATGGGAATGGTCCGGGCTGACCCGGAATTGTCCAAGCTGCTCAAGCCGGTGGAGCATCTGCGGACGATTAAGCATCTCGACAATGGTTCGGAACTGAAGGTGGTTGCGGCCGACAGCGAAATTGTCGGAGGCAAAAAGGCCGGGTTCGTTCTGGTCGAAGAGGTCTGGCTGTTCGGCAAGAATCCGAAGGCGGCCGCGATGCTGATGGAGGCCCTTGGCGGGCTGGTCAGCCGCCCGGAAGGGTTCGTGGTCTACCTGTCCACCCATTCGGATGAAGCGCCGCGCGGTGAGTTCAAGCGGCTGCTAGACCTGTTCCGGGGTGTTCGCGACGGAACGATCATCGATCCGCGCAAGCTTGGGATGCTCTACGAGTTTCCGGCCGCGATGATCGAGAGCAAAGCCTATCTTGATCCGGCCAACTTCTATGTGACCAATCCCAACATCGGCCGTTCGGTTGACGCCGAATGGCTGGAGGGCAAGTTGCGGGAGGCGATGGCCGGGGAACCGGGCATCCTGCAAATCTTCCTGTCGAAGCACCTGAACGTTGAAATCGGCACCCGCCTTTCGCGGGATCGCTGGACCGGCGCGGATTTCTGGGATGCTGCGGCCGATACGGCGCTGACGCTCGATGCCCTTATTCGCCGATGTGAAGTCATCGTGGCCGGGATCGATGGCGGCGGGCTGGACGATCTTTTGGGCCTTTGCCTGATCGGACGGGAAAAGGGCTCGAAACGTTGGCTGGTTTGGTGCCGGGCATGGGCTTGGTCTGTCGTTTGGGAGCGGCGCAAGGATATCGCCACCAAGCTGGACGAGTTGGTCGCGGAAGAAACCCTACTCAAGTGCGTCATGCCCGATTGTGTCGTCATCGACCTGGAGGCTGACGATGACGAGGAAGACCAAGAGTTGACCGAGGATGTGCGCGGCGTCGTGGATGCGCTTTGCCGCGTTCGGGACGCCGGGTTGTTCCCCGAGACCGGCGCGATCGGGCTGGATCCGGTGGGCGTGTCGGCCATCGTGGACGAACTGGTCGCGCGGGACTTCGACCCCGATAATCAGCTGCGGTCGATCGGACAGGGTTACAAATTGAGCGCTGCCATCAAGGGCGCGGCCCGCAAGGTCGCGGCCCGGACGCTGCGCCATGAGGGAAAGGAACTCATGCGCTGGTGCGTCGGCAACGCGAAGATGGAGCCGCGCGGCGCAAGCGCGGTGGCCATCGTGAAGGCCACGCCTAGCGCCAAAATCGACCCGCTGGCCGCGATGTTCAACGCGGTGATGCTGATGACGGAAAACCCGGTCGCGGCCGGTTCATTCGAATATACAGGGATTTGATCATGGGATTTATCGATCGCGCCCGGAACGCGGCGCGCGCGCTCCGGGCCGATGCGTCCCCTGTCGCCCCTGCCCAGTCCGGGTTTCAGCCTTCCGGCGACGGCCTGCCGATCCGGGGCGACGCGGCGCAGTCCGCCCCGATCGCGGGCGCGGACGGTCTGGCCGATCCCAAGGGGATGACCGTGCTGAACCTGTTGGGTGGCAATCGGTCGGGTGCCCCGATGGGCGAGGCGCGGGCCATGAGCGTTCCGGCCGTGCTTCGGGCGCTGGAGGTGTTGTGCGGGCTCTTTGCAATGACGCCCGTTCATTACTACCGCAACACCCCGGACGGCAAAGAGCGGATCGACAATGCGCCCCAAGCCCGGATGCTGTCGACCAGCGCCAACGGCGTGCAGCCCGCCTATCTGTTAAAAGAGTTGATGATGGGCGATCTGCTGATGCGCGGACGCTTCGGGGCCTTCATTCACCGCGACGAACTATACCGCCCTAAGGCGCTTAGCCGACTGGTGCCGGATGGGATCGCGCCGGTTCAGCATTGGGACCGGCAAGACGGGCTGGAGATGTTTTACGACGCCCAGCTGCCGGACGGATCGCGTGATCGTCTGACCCGCAACGACATTTGGTTCGTGCCGGGGTTCAGCCGCGACGGTCTGGTCGGTATCGATCGCCTGAAACTGCTGGGCAACACGTTCGAGTCGGCCGCGTCGACCAGCGATTTCGCCCGGCGGTTCTGGGAGAACAACGCCCAGCCATCGACCATCCTGACCACAAAGGCCAAGATTGACCGGCCGGGCAAAGAGGCGATCCGGTCCGACTGGCAACAGCGCTTTGCGGGGCCGCAAAATGCGGGCTCGGTCGCGGTGCTGGATCAGGATATGGAAGCCAAGTTTTTGGCCCATGACAACAAGGCTTCGCAGTTTATCGAGTCTCGTGGTTTTGGAGTTCTGGAGGTAGCGCGGGCCTTTGGTGTTGCGCCGCACGTCCTGTTCGAACTGACCCGTGCGACCTTTTCGAATATCGAGCATCAAAGCCTCGAATTGTATCTGTATTCGATGCTTTCTCACTTCGAACGTGGCGCGGCCCACATGACCCATCAATTTGCGGATGAGGGCCATTTCTTCGAGTTCATGCCCGAGGCCATGCTTAAGGGTGATATCCTAACCCGCTATCAGGCCTATGCCGTCGCAATCGACAAGGGGATCATGAACCCCAACACGGTCCGGCGGAAAGAGAACATGAACGACCGGCCGGGCGGTGATGAATACCGCGTCGGGTCGGGATCGCAGATTGAAGGGCAGCAACCTGCCCCGCCGCCCCGGCCGCTTCCGGCACCCCAACAGACCGAGGAAGACGAATGAACCACCATGTTTTGGCCGCGATCCGGTCCGAGCCGTGGGCGATCGTGCCCGCCTATCTCGATGCGATTGAGGCCATCGCCCTACGGGCCATGGATCACCCCGCCGTTCTGGCCGTCGAACGGGACGGCCATGAGGCGCGGTTCGCCGATGCAACGGCGCGGATGGGAGAACGGGCACCGGGTACGCGGACGGCCGCCCTTCGCGATGGCGTCGGCATCGTACCCATGTTCGGGCCGGTGTTTCCCCGTGCCGGGGGATTGGCCACATCTGGCGCTACGACGCTCGACGCCGTGGCGGCCGACCTGCGGGCGCTGGAAGCCTCGCCGGAAGTCCGCAACGTCCTGATGACGATCGATAGCCCCGGCGGGGCGGTGTCGGGCATCAACGACTTTGCCCGCTTCGTCGCCAATTTCTCTAAGCCCTTAGCGGTGCATGTGTCCGGGCAATGCTGTTCGGCCGTCTACTGGATCGCCAGTCAGGCGTCGGGCGGCATCAGCCTTGATCCAACCGGGATCGTAGGTTCGATCGGCGTGTGCATGTCGACCACCTATCAAGAGGGTCCGGATATGTCGGGGCGGCGGTCGATCGATATCACCAGCACTGGCGCACCGAACAAGCGGCCGGACCTTTCGACCGAGGAAGGCCGGGCCGCTCTGCGCTCGACGCTCGACGCCATCGAATCCGTGTTCATTAGCACCGTCGCCAAGGGGCGCGGTGTCTCTGAAGCTACCGTCCGGGCCGATTTCGGCAAGGGCGGCACCCTGACCGGGAAGGACGCCAAGGCGGCCGGGATGGTCGACCGCGTGGAGGCCGATGGCCTTGACGGGGCGATCCGACGGCTTGCCCGAACCGCCCCTCCGGCAGCGCCCCGGCGGGCCGCCGCGGCGAACCACCTGGCCTTGGCGCGAGCGCGCGCCGGGCTGTAATCCACCAAGGAGAATGACGATGCGCATCACCGCGCTGAAGGCAAGTCTGGCGGCCGAAGTCCAGTCGATGGAAGCAATCCTCGACGCGGCCGCGAACGATAACAATCGTGACCTGACGGCCGAAGAGCAGGCCGCCTTCGACACGCACAAGACCGAAGCGAACCGCTTGCAGGCCGCAGTCGGTCGGGAAGAGTCGATGCTGGCGCTGAAGGCGTCGGCCGCCAAGCCGGTCCACGTCGGTGGGACCGGCACCACCGTTCCGGCAGCCGTCGCCGAGAAAATAGAGCCCGGTGCAATGATGGGCCGTGTTGCCATCGCCTTGGCGGCGACTGGCGGCCACGATCAACGCGCCGTAGCCGCTCACGCTCAGGGCATCTGGGGTGATCAGACTGGCCAAATCGTGGCGAACATGGAGCAGTCCACCGCCGTGAAGGGCGGCTATTTGGTGGATGAGGCCTATAGCCGTGAATTCATTGACCTGTTGCGACCGCAGGTGGTCATTCGTCGTATGGGCGCGCGATCGGTGCCGATGCCCGATGGCAATCTGACTTCGCGCAAGCAAACCAGTTCGACCAATGCGGGTTATGTCGGCGAGCGCCAGCCCGCACCCGTGACCGACCTTCAGGTTGGTCAGCTGAAATTGTCGGCCAAGACGCTGCGTGCGATCGTGCCGATCACTAATCAGCTGATCCGCCGGGCTTCATATGGCGTTGACGGACTGGTGCGCGACGATCTGGTGCGTAGCGCGGCGGTCAAGGAAGACCAGCAGTTCATCCGTGGGACCGGTTCGACTGTCGCCCCTGCGGGCCTTCGGTCGCTGATTGTCGGCGGCAATGTGCTGGTCGCCGGGGCGGACTCGACCTTGGTTTCGGTCACGTCCGATCTGGCGAAGCTTCGCTTGAAGGTAGTGAACGCCAATATCCCGATGGTGAAGTGTGGCTACATCATGAGCCCCACCGTTCAGACATTCCTCGAAAACTTGCGCGACGGGAATGGTAACAAAGCCTACCCCGAAGTGGCCGAAGGCCGTCTGGGTATCTACCCAATCGGCGTCACCACGTCGGTGCCTGACAATCTTGGCGCGGGGGGCAATGAGTCGGAAATCTATTTCGGCGATTTCGAACAGTTCTGGATCGGTGACACGTACCAGACCACGCTGACCGCTTCGACTGAAGCGGCGTATGAGGAAGACGGCAAGATGATGTCGGCTTTCTCGAACGATGAAACCGTAATCCGCCTGATCCAGGAGCATGACACCGAACTTCGCTATGACAGCGCGTTCGCGGTGCTCACGGCGGTGAAGTGGAAGCCGTAACAGCCCAATCACCACTACTATGACCTTGCAAAGGGCGTCCTGCGGGGCGCCCTTTGCGCATCTGGAGAGCCACCGATGGCAATCAAATTTCTTCGTCCCTGCCAGCAGGGCACCCTGTACAATGAGGGCGAAATCGCATCGTTCGATGACGCGGTCGAAAAGCGTCTGGTCGAACAGAAGTTCGCCGAGGCGTACAAGGAAGCGAAGGCTTCCAAGACCGACCCGGCCGCCTGATCGATCGCGGGCGGAGGGCGCAGCATGGCTGAGATTGTCCCACTGGCCACTGCCCGCGAATGGCTGAAGGTCGATGACGAAATCAGCGACGACCTTTTGGCGTCGCTGATTTCTACCGCCGTTCAGTTCGTCGCGGACTATATGGAGCGGCCTTTGACCGGGGAGCGCGGGTGGCCGGACGGCCAGCTTCCCCCGCCCGTGGTGCATGGCATTCGGGTGGCGCTGATCGATTTGTTCAACAACCCCGAGAACCCATTCTCCAACCTCACCGCACTTACGGCGCTGGTCGGCCCCTATAGCCGTCCGTCGGTCGGTTGATGGCTGGCAAGGATCAACGGACCGCTTTTCGGCCCAATAAGCGCGTCCAGCTGGAGCGCCCCGAGGCGGATAAGTCCTTTGGGGGTGCCGGGCTGGGCAAATGGGTATCCGTGACCAACGGCAAGATTTGGGCAGAGGTTCGCGACACTCTGCCCAGCCGGGGCGAGAATCTGGCGGAAGGCCTGACGATCGCAAAACGACCGGCGCGCATCCGCATCCGCTACCGGCCGGGGCTGACAGCCCGGATGCGGTTCATTGTCGATGGGCGGGTTCTGCAAATCGTCGCAGGACCAGCCGAAATCGGGCGGCGCTATCTAATCGAGTTCATGGCCGAGGAAAGCACCCCGGCCGGGAACCCGGCCTGACGTGGCCAAGGTCACGGGGCGCGATACGGTCAAGCGCTATATCGCCGCGATCCCCGACTATTGCCGGACCAAGCTGCTGCCCGGCGCGGCGCGCGCGGGTGCGAAGGTCATCGCCGAGGAAGCGCGCGATCGGTGCGAGTCGGACCGCGTAGCGGCGGATATCGTCGTGAAGGCGCGTGCCGTCACGGATGACACGATCCGCGTCGTCGTGACGGTCAAGCGGGGCTTCAGCTATTCGCTGGGCGTCTGGCTCGAATACGGCACCGCGCCGCACTTCATCGCGGCCGTTGGCGGCGTCGGCGCGCGAAAGCTGAATGAGAAACTGAAGGACAGCAAGGCCAGCCCCACCCTTGTGATCGGGGGGCGGCCGGTTGGGCCGGAGGTCTTTCACACCGGATCGCGCGCCTTTCCGTTCCTGCGCCCGGCGCTGGACGTGAAGGAAACCGAGGCGATCCGCGCCGCCCAAAAATACATCACCACCCGCCTGAGCCGGAAAGGCCTGGCCCCCGACGACATGGACGATGACGCATGAGCGACCAGCCTATCCCCGACGTGATCGACGGGGCGACGATCATCGGCGCGGTGTTGCAGGCCTATGCGCCGCTGCTGGAGGTGGTCGACCGCGACAGCATCAAGGGCGGCCGCCTGTCCGGTGACGAACCCTTGCCCGCCCTGTTGGTCCGCACGGTCAGCGTCGTGGATCGCAAGCGGCTGAAGCGCAGCAGGACCCGGCGTTGCATCGATCGCGTGTCGGTGACGGTCCGTGCGGTCAGCTGGGCGCAGCAACGCGCCGTGATCGGCTTAGTGGCCGATGCGGGCGCGGATCGCACCGGCAAGATCGGGGGCGGCCTGAACGTGTCCATCCTGCTGGCTGGGCGCGGGCCGGACGTGGATGGCCCCGGCGACACTTACGAACAGGCCCAAGATTTCCGCGTCACTTACGACGCCCTCACTGGAGCATGACCATGACTGACACCACCAAGTTCAAGGCCAAAGCACTGCGCGATTTCACCGATGCAGGCACCGAGACCAATTACGTGAAGGATCAGGATTTGCAGCTGACCGCTGGCGAACTGCTGAACCTGACGCAGGCCGGTCTGGTCGAAGAGGTGGCCGACGCCCAGCCCGACGAGGGCAAGACCAAGGGCAAGGCGGCCAACGCCTGATCCATCCCGCCGCTTAACAGGAGCAACACACTATGACTTCGCAGACTGCGGCGGGCACCACGCTCGCCATTTCCGCCGGTACGCCCGCCACTCAGGACAAGGCCGGTTATGCCGCCCTGTCGTATCTGGTGATCGGGCAGGTGGAAAAGCTGGGCACCTTCGGCACCAGCTTCGCCAAGGTTGAATTTCAGCCAATGAAGGGCGGCAAGCAGAAGTATAAGGGTTCGCCGGATTATGGCGCGCTGGCGCCGACGATCGCGCTCGACAGCGCGGACGCCGGGCAGACCCTGTTGCAGGCGTCGGCCGATGACGAGAGCCAAAAGCTCTATTCCTTCGCCGTTACCTATCCGGACGGTGCGATGCGCTACTTGCAGGGCCGTACCTTTGGGATGCCGGAAACGGCGGACGGTGCCGACACCATGCTGACGGCCGCCCCGGCTATCGAAATCTGCACCAAGCCGGTGAAGGTTCCCGCCCCCGCCTAACCCCCTTCCGGCTCCAGCCGGATCAAGAGCATCGGCCCGCCCCGCGTTGCGCGGGACGGGGCGGGTCGGTGCATCCCGCGCAATCCCGCCGCAAAGAGGTTTCAATGCTCGATATCACCACCAAGGCGATCAACACCGCCGCGCCGCTGCACCTGAAGGACGCCAGCGGCAATCTGATGTACGATGGCGGCCTGCCCGTCCGTATCCATCTTTATGGCCCTGCCTCGCCGCAATATGCCCGGATCGAAGAACTCCAGACGCAGCGCGCGTTGAAGCGGGCGCAGGACAATGAGGGCAAGCCGTCCGCCATGTCGGCCGATCAGCGCCGCGAAACGACGGCAGAAGACTATGCGGCCGTCACCGTCCAGTTCGAGAATTTCACCTATCCCCCGGCTGGCGACGCCACGGGCGCGGACCTGTACCGCGCCACCTATGCCGACCCGGCGTTGGGTTTCATCGTCAACCAGATTACCCGGTTCCTGGCTGACTGGGGAAACTTCAAGCGAGCGTAGGCCAAGGCCTGACGCTCTACGTTCGGCAAATGGCGTGGCTGGCCGCCACGCCAAAGCCCGCCGAGGGGTCCAGACGGGCCGAACGGTGGGAAAAGGCCCCGGCCGCCACAAAACGCAGCCGGGCCGAGAGCATGGGGAAAAAGGCGGCGGAAAACGCCATGCCGCCCAATCCCATGCCGCACCTGATCGAACGGTTCATGGAAATGGGCATGGTCGAAGCGGCTGGCATGGGCACCGTCGCGCTTAGCTGGCCAACGATCGCCGCATGGTCGCATATGACCGGGGTGCGACTCTGCCCGTGGGAGGCCCGGCTTATCCGCCGCCTGTCCGTCGAGTATCTGGCGGAAGGGCGGCGGGCCGAAGTGGAAACCTGCCCTGCCCCGTGGAAAGCCCCGGTCAGCAAGGCCGAGATTGACGCGGAACGGGCCGGGCTGGAGCGGTTGTTAGGCTGATCAGCGATGATCCGTGACGTAGCGCTTCAGCACATCGTCCAAACGGGATTGCCAGCCCGCCCCGGTGGCTTCGAAATAGTCGACCACCTCCGGGGACAGCCGGATCGTCTTGGGGATTTTGGTCGGCTTTTTCTGGCGGCCGCGCACGCGTCGCATTTCGGCTGCCATGGCGGGCAGCGCTTCGGCGAACGGCCGGGCGCTGGCTAGCTGGGCGTCGGTCAGTTCGGGGTTGTCCGACACCGCATCCATGTCCGCTTGGGTGTAGGGTTTCGTCATTCCACCAATTTCCTTTCCTTGGCGCTGGCGGGGCGGGCCGAGATGATCGAAAGCCCTTCGGTGCCCAGCGTGGCGAAAATCACGGTGATGACGCCATTCAGGCGACCAACCGCGAACCAGCGGCCTTGTTTCGCTTCGCCGATCATCGCGGACAGGAAGAACGCTTCGTCGATATCGGCGAAGTCAATGCCGTGCTTGGCAAGGTTCGCGGCGCGCTTCGGCTCGTCCCATACGATCATCATAGGCTTTTTGTACGCACGAAAAGCCTAAGCGTCAACATAAATTGTAAGTACAAATAGGGCTGTCCGTTCGGGCGGCCCTTTTTTTTGGAGCGCCGCTGATGGACAATTTCGAAGGTGCGGCGCTTGGCGTCGGGTTCGATATCGATACCGGCGGTTCGTTCGAGGCGCTGGCGCGTCTGGATACCGCCATCGATCGCGCCAGCGCGAACGCGATCGATGAGTTCAACCGGGTGGAGCGCGCGTCCGCCTCCATGCTGAACCTGAACGGGGCGCAGGCTTCGCTGCGATCCTTCGGCGCAGAGACGACGCAGGCGGCGCGTGCGGCAATCCGCGAACTGGCGTCGGTGGAAAAGTCCGGGGAGCGGCTGGTTGCCCAGATTGAGCGCCAGAACGGTGCCTTTGGGAAAACCCGTGAGGAAATGCGGCTTGCCAAGGTGGAGGCCGCCGCGCTGGCGGCCGAACAGCAGGGGTTGACCGAATTGGCCGGACGGCTGCGCGCGGCCGAATCCGAATTGGCGGGCAAGGAACTGGCGGCCGCCCGGCGGGCGCGTTTCGAGGCCGAGGCGCTGGCGCAGGCCCGTGCCGAGGCAGAGGCAAAGGCGGCCGCCGAGGCGGCGCGTGAGCGTGCGCAGGCAGAGGCGGCGCTGATCGTTCAGTTGCGGGAGCGCGCCCAGCTGCAAGGCCTTCTGGAACAGAATTTCGGGTTGAACCAGCCGCGCGCCACCGATGGCGGTGCGACCTTCAGCGCACTGGCGGCCCGTGCGGCCGAGGAAGAAGCGCAGGCGCTGCGGTCGGCCACCCTCGCCCACCAAATGTTCGAAGCGCGGGTTAAGGCGGGTGTGACCGCGATGCGGGAGCATGAGGCGGCCGAGATTGCCGCAACGCGGGAACATGAAAATATGGCATCGGCGGCCGAGCGGCTGCGCGCGTCGATCGATCCGGCCTATGCCGCGCAGGCCCGGTTCAACAAGGAAATCGGGGACGCCCGTAAGCTCATTTCGTCGGGCGCGATCGGGCTGGACGAATATGCGGCCAAGCTGCGGATGGAACAGGCGCTGCTGGACCGCGTGACGGGCGCGCATGAAGACATGACCGAGGCGCAGCGACTGACCGCCTATGAAACGCTGAACCTGACGCGCAATCTGGCTGACGTGGGCGTGACCGCCTCCATGGGCATGGACCCGTTCATGATCCTTGTGCAGCAGGGGCCGCAAATCTGGGACGTGTTTCAGCAGATTGAGGCGCGCGGGGGCAGCGCGGCCGCCTCTATGCGCCAGCTGGGACAGGACGTGCTGAAATATGTCGTCGACGGCTTTGCCAAGGTCGTGCCCTACCTCACGCCCACCAATGTGCTACTGGCGGGCACGGCGCTGGCGGCCGTCGCGGCGGTTCGTGCGCTGGGCGAATATGGCATTGCCATGCAGCGGCTGGAGGGGGTTGCGGCCGGGCTTGGCCGCACCTCCGGCCAGACGGCTCAGCAGCTGGAGACGTTTGCCGAGGCCGCCGCATCGGCGGGCAATCGGTCGCTGTCGGCCACCCGCGATAGCGTCGCGGCCTTCGCGACGGCTGGAATAGAAAGCGGCCAGACGATCACCGCGTTGGCGGCCAATGTCGAGAAATACGCCAAGCTGACCGGGCAGGATGCCCCCGCCGCGCAAGCTGCACTCGCCGAGGCCATGTCCGATCCGGCGCGAGCGGCCGATACCTTCACGCAACAGCTGGGGCTGCTGAACGGCGCGCAGTATGAGCATATCCGCGCCTTGGCGGCGCAAGGCGACGGCGAGAAGGCGGCGTCTGAGCTGACCCGCATACTGACCGCTGATCTGGCCGCGAACAGCCATGAGGCCACCGGGCTGGCGCATTACATGGATGCGCTGGGCGATGCCGTGTCCGGGGTGGCGGTCATGTTCGGTCGCCTTGATCAGCGGATCAAGAATGCCGGGGCATCCTATGATGCCTGGCTAAAGCGGAATGTCGGTGGATGGGCGGTCGATCTGATCGGCACCGGCAACACCTTGCCCACGGGGCCGAACGCGGCGGCCGGGCGCAATCAGGATCAGGTTGCCGCGCTGAACGCATCGCAGTCGCTGAACACCAGCGGCATGAAGCAATTCAACGATCTGCTCGCCCAGCAGCGCATCCTGCAAAAGGGGCTGGCGGATACGACCGGCCTGACCGCCGCCCAGATTGGTGCCCTGCGCCATGACTATGCGGCCGTCACCGACACCATCAATGTCAACCGTAACGCCTCTGGCCAGTGGATCACGACGCAGGAACGCGCCCACCTAATCGCGCAGGCGCAGGCCCGTCTGGGGGCCGCGCGTAATCAGACCGACAAGGCTGCGGCGCAGCAACAGCTGACCCGCCTTCAGCTGGGCAATCAGGTGCTGACGCAGCAGGAGCGAGAGACGCAGGCGCAGGACGCGTATGCGCGTGTCGCGGATCGCTATCACCGCAACCGGGACAACCACGCCGCGCAGCTGGCGCGTGATGCCGAGGCCGTGCAGGCGTCCATCCGCAACCTTTACCTCCTGGCCGACGCCTACGGCGTGTCGGGCTCTGCCGCGCTGATCGCCGAGGCGCGCGTCCGGGCGGAAAGCCATGCCATCCGGCAGCGCGGCGATATCGAGGCGGTGGTTAACCGCCAGATTGAACTGGCCATTGCGCAGCGTGTCGCGGACGGCGCGAAGTCCGTCCAGTCGATGAACGATCAGTCGCGGATTCAGGCTGACGTTAATGCGGCCGTGGCGGATGGCCTGATCCCGGCGGGCCGCGCCAACGAGATGCTACGCGACCGGATCGCCGAATTGCCCTTGCTCGCGGCTCTGGAGGCCGCACAGCAGCGCGGACTGACCAAAGGGGCGGTTGAGGCGCAAAAGGCGCTGGACGCCCTGCACGACGCCCAAAAGCGATCGAACGCGGCCGCTGTCGGCGCGAGGTTCTTCGCAGCCGATCAGGCCGCCGATCGCCGGTTGGCGCAGCTGGAGAAAGAACGGGACCTGATCGGCGCAACGGACGCCGAGCGGACCAAGGCTTTGGCGACGCTAAAGGCCACGCAGGAACTGACTGACCATGGCTTCACAGGAAAGTTCGCAGACGATTACGTCGCCAAGCAAGTCCAGATTGCGGAAAATCAGCAGCAAATCCAGCTGCTGACCAACGCCTACAACGACTCGTTGAAGCATCAGGCCGAACTATTCGATGCGATCGCGGCGAATGTTCAGAATGCAGGGCATGGCATGGCGGAAGCCTTTGGTGAGGCGGGCCGCGCTCTGGGCGATATGGCGTCCGTCTTTGCGGGGCATCTGTCCGATCGCCAGCGCCTGAACGACTGGCAGCAGAAGGAAATGCGGGATGCTGGCCAGCTGAAGGACGTGGAAGCACGCGCCCGCAAGGAACGGGAAATTTCCGCGCTCTACACGGCCCGGTCCAGCACGATGCAAATCGCCATGTACGGCGACCTTGCGGCATCCGCGCGCGGGTTCTTCGACGAAGGTTCGACCGGGTATGAGGCGATGGCGGCGGCCGAAAAGGCTTTCCGTGCCGTCCAGTTCGCCCTGTCGGTGCGAGCCGTGGCACAGGATGCCATCGAGACGGGCAGCACCATCGCCAAGAGCGGCACGCGGGCGGCCGCCCATGCCGTCGAGGCGGTGGCCAAGGCGATTGCGGGCCTTCCGTTCCCGCTGAACATCGCGGCGGGCGCGGCCACGGCGGCCGTGCTGGCGTCGATCGGGCTGTCTGTGGCTGGGGCGTTCGGCAAGGGCGGTGGCGACCTGCCCAAGGCCAATACTGGCACCGGCACGGTGCTGGGCGATAGCGCGGCCAAGTCGGAGAGCCTGAAGCGGTCGCTGGATGCGCTGAAGGAAGTCGATACCGTCACCTCCGTCTATGCGCGCGAAATGGCCACGTCGCTGCGGTCGATCGACAATCAGATTGGCGGGCTGGCCAGCGTTGTGGTGCGGGCGGGCAATATCAACGCATCGGCGGGCATCAATGAGGGGTTCAAGACCGACACGACCGGCGGCCTGCTGAAGGGCATCGTCACGGGCGGCGGGCTGTTCAGCAAGGTCCCCGTCATCGGGGGCATCATCGGCGCGGTCGGGGACCTCATCGGCTCGCTATTTGGGTCGACCACCACCGTCGTCGGGAACGGGCTGTATGGCGGCGCGCAGTCGCTGGGCGGCATCCTGTCGGGTGGGTTCGATGCGTCCTATTATTCGGACGTAGAGAAGAAAAAGCGGTTCCTGGGCATCACCACGGGCAAGTCCTATTCCACCCAATATACCGGGGCGGATAGCGGGCTGGAGAATCAGTTCACGCTGATCCTGAAGGAGTTTAACGCGGCGATCGTCGCGGCGGCCGGGCCGCTGGGCGTCGCGACCGGCGATATCCAGAACCGGCTGAACGGGTTCATCGTCGATATCGGCAAGATCGACCTGAAGGGCCTGACCGGCACGCAAATTCAGGAAAAGCTGACCGCCGTTTTCGGGGCGGCGGCCGATCGCATGGCGGACACGGCGTTCCCCGGTTTCCAGCGCTTCGCCAAGGTCGGGGAAGGCGCGTTCGAAACGCTGGTCCGGGTTGCGTCGACCGTGGAGGCCGCGACCACCGCCCTGCAAAATCTGGGCGGGGCGGCGCAGGCGCTGGGCGTGGATGCGAAGATGGGGCTGGTGTCTCAATTCGACAGCATCAGCGCGTTCAGCAGCGCGACGGATGCCTATTTCCAGTCCTATTACAGCAAGGCCGAGCAGTCGGCCGCCAAGACCGCGCAGCTGGGCCGGGTGTTCGACAGCCTGGGCCTGACGATGCCCGCCAGCCTTTCCGCCTTCCGCTCGCTGGTCGAAGCGCAGGACCTGACCACCACGGCCGGTCAGGCGACCTATGCCACGCTGCTGAAGCTGGCGCCTGCCTTCGCCGATCTGCAATCGACCTTGGAGGGGGTGAAAAGCGCTGCGGATATCGCCAGCGAACGTGCCGATCTGGAGCGCCGTCTGCTGGAGGTGAATGGCGATACCGCCGCGATCCGGGCGCTTGATCTGGGCAAGCTGGATAGCAGCAACCGCGCGCTTCAGCTGCAAATCTGGGCGATTCAGGATGCGCAGGAAGCGGCCAAGGCGGCCGATGAACTGCGCAAGGCTTGGTCCGATGTCGGCGACAGCATCATGGATGAGGTCAAGCGCATTCGGGGCCTGACCGATACCGACACGGGTGGCGGCTTCGCGGCGCTGATGGGGCAGTTCAATGCCGCCAATGCCGCCGCGCGTGGCGGGGATCAGGATGCGGCCAAGCTGCTGCCCAGCCTGTCGCAATCGCTGCTGACCGCCGCCACCAATTCCGCGACCAGTCGGCAGGAACTGGACCGGGTGCGGGCGCAAACCGCCGCGCAGCTGGAAGCGACATGGGCGGCCATTCAGGGGCGCAGCTTTGCCCCCGCCACGGGCGGCAGCGTGGTCGCGGGTTCCGCCGGTGCGATGCCCGGCGTGGATGCGGCGGGACAGACCATGGCCCCGGCCAATGACGACCTGATCACCGAGCTTCGCCAGCTGCGGGACGAAGTGGCGCAGCTGCGCAGTGAAAATGTGGCGGGCCATGCGGCCACGGCCAGCAATACCGGGGGTATCAAGAAAGTGTTGGACAATGTGACGGCCGAGCATGGCGGGCAGGCGGTCAGCGTTGCGGGGGCGGCGGCATGATGGAGGTCGTGACGGCCGATGGCGGCCGCCTGACGCTGGGCACCGTTGAGACGGGATGCACGGTCGGGATCATCGACTATAGCCGCCGCGTCACCGACGATTTCGGGGTCACGACCGTCGTGCAGCGCGGTTTCGCGCGGCGGTTGTCGGTGCGGCTGGCGATCGAGACGGATGCGGTCAGTGCCGTGCAGCGCCGTCTGGCCGATCTGCGCGCCACGTCCGCCCGGTGGATCGCGGACGATCGTTTCGAGTGGCTAAGCCCGACCGGCTTCTACAAGGATTTCGATATCGACGTGGCGTTCCCGCCGCTGAGTTATTGCACCCTGTCCGTCGAAGGGTTGGCGGAAACTGCCCCTGCGGCCGATCCGGGCGGCGATCCCGCGCCGGATGGCCGCCCGTCCACCCTCCAGCTACTTCAGCCCTACACGGTCACTGAGGCGATTCTGACGGCCTCCAGCGTGGCGGAAGACGACGCCCCGGCATGGGCGGCCGGTGTGGGTTACACGGTGGGCGCGCGCGTGCTGCGTCAGCACCGCGTCTATGAAGCGCTGGTCGCCAATACCGGGGCCGATCCGCTGGCGGTCGGCGGCCAATGGCTCGATACCGGCCCTTCGAAGCGCTGGGCACCGTTTGACCAGGCGCTCGGCACCGTCGCACAGGCGGACGGGCTGATGACCATGCGGCTGGATACCGCGCGCATCGAGGGCGTGGCGCTGCTGGACGTGACGGGTGCGACCGTGCGAGTGCAGGCGGACGGCTATGACCGGACGCAGGCCGTGACCGGCGGGGCCGTCACCTTCCTTGATCTGGGTGGCAAGGCCCGCGTCACGGTGACGATCGCCGGGGCGGGATCGGTGTCGGTCGGCACGCTGCTGATCGGCCGCGTGGTGGCGCTGGGCACGACCGAGGCGTCCCCCACGGCGGGGATCACCGATTTCAGCCGCAAGGATGTCGACGATTTCGGCGAGGTGGCGATCGTCAAGCGCGGCTATGCCAAGCGGATGACCGCCAAGGCGCTGATCCGCACGGACGCGCTGGATATCGTCGCCAATCGCATCGCCACCGTGAGGGCGATGCCCTCGCTCTGGATCGGGCAGGACGGGCTGGACTGCCTGACGGTGTACGGTTTTTTTCGGGATTTCGGGATCGAGGTGGGTGCGGGCGTCAGCAAGCTGTCTCTGTCGATCGAGGGGCTGAGCGCAGCCGATAAGCCTGCGGCGATCGTCAATTGGGAGGATGTGGGCGATCCGAAGGGCACCAAGCCCAAGCCCCACGCAGATCAAACAAGCAAAAATACGTCGAAGGACACGGCGGCCATTTCCGGTCGGCCTGTTGCGCTTGTCATTGCGCAGCTCGACGAGATCAAAGAAATCGATCCGATCAAGACCGACGTGTCTGCCCTGACGCAGGTGACGATCGCGCATGACGCGGCGCTAGGTGCGCTGGGCCGGGTCGACGAGGCGCAGGCCGCCGCGCTTGAAAAGCTGGCAGGTGACACCGGCCGCTCGCTGGCCGTCCTTGATGCCGCCGGGGTGCGTCGGGACGCTGCGCAGCGCGACGCTGACGAGGCGCTAGGGCGGCTGGGCGACGCGACCCTGCGGGCGCTGATGGAAGCCGACCGGACGCGTGCAGTCCTGCGCGATGCGGGGATCGTGGTGGACCCGGCGACAGGCGTGGTCCGCATCCATGCGATCGATCAGGTCGCAGACCGGACCAGCGCAGTCGAAGTGAAGCTCGACGCGCAGGCCAGTACCATCCGGTCGAAGGCATCGGTCGATTTCGTCCAGGAGCAGATTGCACTGGCGGTCCTTGATCCGTCGCAGGTGGCTGAGCTGGAGCCGCTGATCCGTCGAATGACGACGGCCGAGACGGCCTTGGACGGCCTGCACGCGACAGTGGCATTGAAAGCCGATGCGCTGGAGTTGACCCGCACGGCCGCCCGACTAACCAGCGTCGGCCAGTCGCTCGACGCACTGGCGGGCACGATCGACACGAAGGCAAGCCGCACCGACCTCGATGCCCAGGGCCTGCGCCTGACGGATGCCGAGCAGCGGATCGCCGCACTTCCCAATGGAGCGAGCGTCACGACCACGCTGCGCCAAGTCGGCGCGGCCGTCGATGCGGCGGGCGAAGCGGCTCTGCGCGGCATTGTGGCGGGCGACGACGCACATCGGAGCCGCATCCGGGAAATCGCAGAATATCGTGAAGAGGCGATCACCCGGATCGATACCGGGCTGGCGGCCGAGTCGCTGGCGCGCCGGGTGCTGGCGGCATCGATGGGCGCGCTGGACGCCCGGCTGACCGATCAGGCCCGTACGCTGGTGACGACCACCGCCGCGACGGCGGAGCGGGTCAATGCCCTGGCGGTGTCGAGCGGGGCGCAGGCCGCTGCGATCAGCTCCTTGCAGGAAGCCACGATCGATGCCGCTGGTGGGATCGCGCGGACCGAGCGGACGATCCGGCAGGTTGCAGGCGTGTCCGAGGCCAATGCCGACGCCACCCTGCGCGCACTGGTCGCGGGCGATGCGGCCGCCCTGGCGGCGCGGACCCAGCTGGCGCAGGTGCAGGAAGAGGCGACGACCCGCCTGATCGCGGGCGAGCAGTCGGCCGCCCAGACCAAGCTGCTGCTGGAGGCGCAGCTGGGTGCGGCGCGCGCGCTGATCGGCCAGACGGCTGATACTCTGGCGACGGCCGATCGCGCGGCGGCCAGTCGGATGGATGCGATCGACGTGCGGGTGGGCGCGGTGTCCGACACCATCGCTGCGACGCAAGCGCGGGTCACGCGCGAAGTCGAAGCGCTGGCCAGCGCGGACGCCGCGCAGGTCCGCCAGATCGATGCGGTCGCACTGGAGGTGCGAGACACCGGCACCGGCCTTGCTGCGACGCGGGCGATGGCGATTGCGGATGCGCGGGCCAGCGCCGATCGAGACAAGGCGCAGGTCGAGCGGATCGACGCTATCAGCGTGATCGCGGCCGATGCGGCGGCCGGGATTGCCGAGGCGCGCGAGGTGTCGGCCGAGCAAGGCCGTGGCATGACCCGGCTATCGACGGTCCTGCGCCAGACCGCCGGGCAGGCCGATGACGGTGCGGAGGCGGTCCTGCGCGCCCTGATCGCGGGGGATGACGCCAGCCAAGCGCGGCAGCGGCAAATCGTCCAGATACAGACCGAGTTCACCACTCAGCTGGTCGCCAATGAACAGGCGAGCGCAATCGCACGGCAGACGCTGGCGGCACGCATGGGGCGGGCCGAGGGCGCGATCGTCGACCTGACCACAGTCGTCTCGACGCTCGACGCCGCCACCGCGCAAAGGCTGAGTGCGCTGGAGGTGGCATTCGCCGCCCAGGGCAAAGAGATCGCTGCCACGGTGGCGCGGATCGCGCGCGAGGAAGAGGCGCGCGCCGCTGGCGATCATGCCGAGGCTCTGGCGCGCCAGACCCTGGAGGCGCGTTTCGCGGGCGATGTGGGTGACGTGCGCGCGGCGATCGGCGACGAGGCCCGTGTCCGGGCGGCGGCCGATCAGGCGGAGGCGACGGCGCGCCAGACCTTGGAGGCACGTGTCGCAGGCGATATAGGTGAAGTGCGATCGGCGATCGGCGAAGAGGCGCGGGTCCGTGCGGCTGCGGATGAAGCGGAAGCGACCGTACGGCAGACGCTTCAGGCCCAAGTCGGTGGACTGGCCAAGGACGTCACGGCGGTCGCCGCTAGCATCGGCGAAGAGGCACGCGTCCGCGCGCAAGCGGATCAGGCCGAGGCGGAGGCACGACGGGTGCTGGACGCCAAGATCAACGATCCGGCCAGCGGGCTGGAGGCTGCAATGGCCCAGATCGGCGCTGTGGATCGCGCTCGTGTCAGTGGTGACGAAGCCTCTGCCGAGTCGATCCGGCAGGTCCGGGCCTATCTCGACGGCATCGGCAGCGTGGGCCTGCAAACCGCGTTCGAGGCGCTTGTCACGCGCACCGGCAAGCTGGAGGGCCGCTATACTCTGGCGATCGACACGAATGGTCGGCTCCAGGGCTTTGTGCTTGCCGGGTCGCAGAATGGACCTGCGAGCTTCTCGCTGATCGATACCGATTTCCTGATGGGGAAAGGAAAGATCGTCTTCGACACCGGCACCTATATGAAGGTGCAGGGCGTGGGGTTCGGGGCGGCGAAAGACCTGATCGAGTGGTTCGGCCCGACGATGGCAATCGACAAGTGCAGTCGAGCCAATGCGCTGGAGTATCGCACGACGACGGGCGACGCGTACTTTGGCGGATCATTGTCGGCCGGTACGCTACGCAATCCGGGACAGTCGAGCAGTCTTGCGGCGGATGCTGTCGCGGAGGTGCCGTCGTTCGGCTCGAATGGCAGGCCCGTCAAATACGTCGCCAGCTGGTCCTATTACCGGGAATGGACGGCGCAATATGCGGGCACTGCTGATGGGCTGAAGGCCTTCAATGCGGCCGTGGCCAGCTTCAATGCGCAGTCTGACGACGCCGGCTATACATATTTCGGCGCGAAGAATGTCGAGCAGCCTTCGTCGTCGATCACGCTGACGCGTAGCTTCGGCGCGGCCTATCAACAGCTTCAACAGCAATCGTTCACTACGCAGCAGCAGACGATGGTCGGCCTCAAGCCGATCACCAATGGAGAGCCGGGGAACGCCACGTTCACGGCCTCAATCGGCGGCGGCTTCACCGTCCTCGATCCCACCCAGTCCACTGCCAATCGCACCCTTCGCCTGGCCTTGGCCCGGGGCTTCACCCTTTCCGACGGCGTGATCCAGCGCCTGTCGATCGTCGCAATCGAGGAGTAAAATCATGTGGTATCGTACCGGGTCGATCAATGTGACGGCCGGATCGCCAGCCGTGACTGGCAATGGCACCGACTTTGTCGGCGGGATCACCGCCGGTAGCGCGCTCGTCACCCAGGACGGACGTGTCTATGAGGTGCAGTCTATCCAGAGCGCTACGTCGCTGACGCTGGCATCGCCCTATCAGGGCGGTAGTGTCGGCGGGGCGGGCTATATGGTCTTTCCCACTCAGTCCCTGACAGCGGACCTGGCGCTGGCTGTAGGCCAGCTGCTGGGTAGCTTCGCTTCGGTCAGGGATGGCATCGGCAAAGGCTTCATAGCTGACGGATCGACGGCCTCGCCGGGGGTGCGGTTCGCAGCTGATCAGGACACGGGCATGCGGCGCGCGGGCGATAACGTCGTGGCGCTCGTCGCGGGGGGGCAGGATGTCATGTCGGTCTCTCCTGCGGGCGTCGCGACCAAAGGTACGTTTAGCCCGGAGGGGATCATCTCCTCGATCCGTCCCTATGCCAATCCCGGATACGCGTATTCCAAGATCGAGATAGGTGTGAGCCTTGCCCACGCTGTAATTGAGGCGGGCGGGTTTGTTGATAATAATACGCCCGGCAATTTGATGATCAGTGTTCGAGGGCAGGACGCTGCGATGTCCGAAAGGGCTCGGTTCGATTACAACGGTAACCTTTTGGTTGGCACGACGTCGGGGTCCTCTCATACCTTTCGCAAAGGGGTCAGCGGCTACGAGGGCAACCCGGTCCTGTCGATCGGCTACGCGCCTGGGGAAATTGCTGGCTTTTTTGCTGAGGCCGGAGGCGCGCCTAGCGCATCGCGTGCAACGCTAAAAATCAATGCGTCGGCGGCCTCTGGGCGATCTATTAACGCAGGCGGCACGGTGAACGCATCCGGTGCGGACTATGCCGAATACATGGTCAAAGCGGCGGGCTGTGGCGTCATTGCAAAAGGCGATGTGTGCGGGGTCGATCGCGACGGCAAGCTGACTGACCGCTGGTCAGACGCAGTCAGTTTTGTGGTGAAGTCGACCGATCCTTCTCTTGTCGGGGGTGACACGTGGGCGGCCCATTTGACTGCCCGGCCGGAGCAGGGGGAAGATGAAGACGACGCGGCTTTTGCTTCGCGTCTGGCCAAATGGGAGGCGGTGCTTGAAAACGCTCGCCTCTGCGTCGATCGCATCGCCTTCTGTGGTCAGGTGCCCTGCAATGTCGGCGGCGATTTCGAGGTGGGCGATTACATCGTCGCCGCGCAGGACGGTGACGGTATCAAGGCCGTCGCAGTGAAGGCCGATACGATCACGCTTCCCCAATACACGGGCCGCATCGGCAAGGTCTGGGCCATCCGCGACGGCCGTGCCTGGATCGACGTGCAGCATGGCTGATCCTCCCCCGCCGCCCGGCCCAGTCTGGAAAGACTGGATACCGGCCTTGTCCTTCGCCGTGGTCCTCGCTGGCGCGCTGATCGCGGGCGGAGGCTATATCAGCCAGCTGCGGGACAATACCCGCCGCCTAGATGCACTGGAGCAGCGCGTCGAATTGCTCCGATCGATCGATACGCGCACGGCACGGATCGAAGCCAAGCTGGAGGTGCTGGTCCCTGAAAAGGACCATCGGCCATGATCGACGGTGGTGTCATCCTGATCGTGGTCGGCTGGCTGATGATGTGCGCCGCCCCGGCCGAAAAGATGGTCGCGGGGCGGCGTGCCGCGCGGCCGGTGGTGATCGGGGCCGTGCTGCGCACGGCCTATCCGCCGCCCCCTTGCTCTCCCTCCCTCATCGAATTGGTCGGGGCTGCTGATGCGGCTTTGGAGAATGACGCCCTGATGCTCGGAGAGCGCGGCGTCCGTGACGTGTACGACCACGCCTGACCGCTGACGGCCGGATGCCGTCGATCCCCTCCGACTGGAGATTTCCACCATGAAATTGATCCCCAACTGGCGCCAGTCGTGGCGCTGGTGGTCCGTCCGCGTGTCTGCGTTCGGGGCCATGATCTTCGCTTTCCTGCTGGCGGCCCCGGATCAGGTGCTGGCCATCTGGCAGGCGCTGCCCGCCGATGTGCAGGCGCTGATCCCCAATGCCAAGGAAATCGGGCTTTTCCTGACCATCGCCGTGGTGGTGACGCGCGTCGTGCAGCAGCGCGCGAAGGCGTCGCCACCCGTGGCCCTCAAGACTGACGCGGCGGGCAAGGTCATCGGCTTCACAGTCGATGCGAGTGGCCATATCAAGGCCGGGGGCGATGATGAAGCGGCCCGCTAAGACCGCGATCGGCGCGGCCATCGCGGCGGCCGTGGCGGTGGCGCTGCCCATCGCCCTGCCGCTGACCGATGCGTCGGAGGGCCTGCGGCTGAAGGCCTATCAGGACCCGGCGCGCATCTGGACCATCTGCAACGGCCGCACGACCGACGTTAAGCCGGGAGATACGGCCACGCGGGAGCAATGCCGCATCTGGCTGCATAGCGAGCTGGCCGAGCATATGACGGCGGCCGCGCAGGCCACGCCCCGGCTGGTCGAAAACCCGCAGGCTTTGGCGGCGGCAGGCGACTTCCATTACAATGCTGGGCCGGGGTGGTGGGGCAAATCGCCGATGGCGGCGCATTTCGCGGGCGGGCGCTGGGCCGAGGGGTGCAAAGCCTTCATCGGCTATATCGTGCTGGCCCAGGTGCCCAAGCCGATCGCGGGCGCGCGGTGTACCCGCAACGCCAAGGGCAAGCTTTACTGTGAGCTTCCCGGTCTTGTCACCCGCCGCCAGCGCGAAGCGCGAATGTGCCAGACGGGGCGGTGGCAATGAAGGCGCGCGGCGTCGCGTGGGTGGTGATTGCGGGTGTCATCCTCGCCCTGATCGTGCTGGCCTTCGTCACCGGGCGCGGTGCCGGGTCCGATCATGTCACCGCCCAGGCCGAGCGGGACCACGGCGCTCGGGTGGCCGAGGCGCGCACCGATGAGCAGCGCGCCAGCGTCAGCACCGCGACGATCGCGGCGCGTGCCGACCGCGCCGACGCCCTTTCCGACCGCCTTGTCCGTCAAACCATCAAGGATTTGCGAGATGCGATTTCCAACGTTCCAATGCCGGTTGCTTCCGGCAATCCTTTGCCTTCCGCTCCTGTCGACAGCGTGCGGGTCAGCCTCAATGCGGGCATCGCTCGGGCGAATGGAGCGGCCGAGCCTGCCACCGCTGCCCGCTAATCTTACGAAGACCGAGCGGCTGGAGCCGCTGACTGCCAAGCCTTCGGGCAAGCTGGTCACGATCGATCAGGCGATTTTCCTCGAAATCGTCACGCGGCTGGCCGAAGCGATCGGAGCCGTCGAGCGTGGCAACGGCCGCGCCGTCGCGATTGCGCAAGAGCGCGAATGTCAGCGCGCTATCTTGTCGACCGGGGCGGCTATCAAGGGCTGCTAACCTGGGATCGTGATTGCCAGTCCGGCAATACCATCCGGGCACGCTTGCCGCATTTCGTGCAGGTGAAATGCCGTTTAAGGCCGGGGACCTTCCGGGCGTCGGGCCAGCGATCGGCATTCACCGATGCGCTATGACCGCAGGCGCACCACACCAGCACCGACCGGACGGCATTCTGCCGCATGTTCCCCAGGCTCATCCAATCGGGATCATCATTCATCGCCAGCGCCTCCGGCGTTTTGGGGCGCACTGCTCTTTGATCAGGCGTGTCACATAGGCGGTGTCGGATGCCTGGGGGAAGTCATCCATCGTCCGGTAAATCCGGCCGCCACGATGGCCGCATCCTTCTCCCTCGCCTGTGCAAACCACCCGTTCCTGCAAATCATCAATAGGGGTTTCCCGGTGAATGCGTTGCGGGTTGTCGAAGTCGAACAATAGCGTGGAGGCGGGCAAGCGGCGCACGCGATAGCAGCGCAGGCAAATGATGATGAATGTCACCCCTAGCCCGCTGGCGTCGCCGATCGTTTCACACCGTTTGTAAGCCATGCGCATATGAGAACGCATGGAGAACAGATTCGGTCAAGCCTTTGGTGGTGTCCATGGGTCACGGGCACCCAAAAGTCGCTCATCCATGTTGAGGCGGATTGCGATAGCGAGTCGTGCGTCTTCCGGAAGCGTCTTTGGTGTGCCCCGCTCGACGAACTGCTGCACATAGGCCGGGTTTCGGCCAGCCGCACGGGACAGTTCGGCCAGACTTATGCCCAGACCGGCGGCGCGTGATGCCAGTACGCGCCGCACTTCCGAAGGTGTGGGGACCTGTAAAATCACGCCGGGATCAGCGATTGTCCAAAAGACTTTCGATCCGATCGATCGCATGGGGGAGCGCGAACAGGCCCAACCCCGTAAGGGCGACGCTTACGCTCCCCCCTAGGACGATCGCCATGCGGGGCTGGTCGTACATATGGGGCCAAGCCCAGATGAAGCACGCCATTCCTGCAAACGCGGCCACGAGCATGATGAGTGCAAAAATGCCGATCCCCACGGCGTCACGGCGTTGAAAATTCATAGCTTCCCCCTGTTGACGGTAGATTGTCTCATGGCAGGCATGGGGAGAAAAGCGATTGTTGTGGTAACGGACGATTTGTTTCGGCGAACTCGTCGGCATAGTGGCCGGACACGAGGCGCGATCCCGGTACGACCAGCGGCAGGACCGGCAATTGCACCACCGCCCGTTCCTCGATCAGCGAATCGAAGACCGCCAGCTCGTCCGGATGCACGACATCTTCGGCATCGTGCAGGACGATTGCCTTTGCCTGGAACCCCTCCGCCACCATGTCGCGCTGGAGCGCGTGCCAGAGCGTGTTGAGGCAATCCGCCTTGGTCGTCGGGCCATCGCGCGGGCCGATGACCAGACGGACCCGGTCATCGCGTTCGGCCACATCGGCGGCGGCGGCGATGGTCGCCGGATCATTGGGATAAAGCCCGATATAAAGGCGATAATCGGGATGCCGGAAACGCGCGAGCGCGGTGGACACCATAGCGCCGATCACAGCCGCCTCGTCCCAGGCCGGGGTGAAGACGATCATGCGTCCCGGCTGTTCGGGCCGGGGTAGCGAATGACTGTGGATCGGAGTGCCGGACCTCTTTATCAACCGGCGTACGAAATAGAGAAGGTCAACCAGAAGATCATCGACACCCCCGATCAACAATCCGACCGCCGCGAACAACAACAGTTCACGCGCGACGATTTCGACGATTGTCGCCATATCCCCCATCCGGCTTCCCCCGTTGCCGAATCTTGGTGTGCCTGTCCGAAATGGACGGATCAATAGCCGTCTTGACGTTCATTATGGTCTTATTTGACTTGAGCAAAAGGCGTGTGCTTCGCGATTTTTCCCGCAAAATCAGTGCGTCGGATCGGGCGGGTGGTTGCGCCTTCTGTTGCGGTGCAACATATGGGGCGTCGAAAGGATTTCCCATGGCCCGGACATTTCCCC